ATTCACCGTCATCAAATCTAAATCTATAACTAAACCTAACAAATTTATCCTCTAAGAATACCTGGTCTCCAGCGTAATTTGGATCATAATATGGATTTGCATTAAAACTTAATACTGTTCCATTTGTCCATGTTTGCGATATATCTGTTACCAATGTAAATGTAGCCGGGTCGTAACTAACAACCCTAGTGCCTTGCGTAATTCCTATACCCGTTACAAATTGATGTATTGATGGGGTAAAATAAGTGGGGTCGAACCCGTTTAATACAACATCGGTTGATGTTACTGTTGTATCAACAATTGCGGTACCGGTGTTATAAGACGGCAAAAATTCACTAACAACGTCATACATTGTTGTTTCATAGTCATTTTCAAACGGTACTTCTAAACCAGCATTTTTATATAATTCTATAGGTTGATATGGGTTTAGTTTTGCAACTGATACTTGAAGTTCTTGAAAATAATATCCTGGATTTTGGGCGGCTGTAATTACATTTATTTTTCTAGGTTGATTTCTATTGTCAGTCCAGAATAATAAATTTTCCAATAAGTTAACGCCATATATTGGATTTGTTGTAGAGAAGTTTAGCCACTCACCTTCAACTAATTTTGTAGAAGCGTGAGTAACCGTGTTATATAAATATATAAAATTAGAAGCATCTGGGTTATATACCTGATTACCTAATGGATTTGTATAGTTTGTTAAGAATACATAAATATTATTATTATCATTATCAACAAATGTACCTATTGATTTAAGCCCAGTAATTCCCTCTAAAGCGTTAAAATCTACAGCTAATTCATTGCCCAATACATTCTGTAATGCTCCAACATTTGATCCCTCTGATCTACTAACTTGTAAATTTCTGGCATCTCTATATTGACCATTAGGTAATAACCTATCGTCAATATCTTTATTCATTTTACAATTTATAAAACTATTTTTTTCTTCTGCCATTTGATTTTAGTGTTTAATCCATTTTGATTTACCTCTCATTACTTGGGTAATCTCTTCTATCTTAATATTTGATAATCTTATTTTAGCATTTCTTAATTTAGCAAAACTTTCTTTCTTAAGTCTTTGTACTAAATATTCTGGTTGTCCAGATCTAGTCGCTATAATTGAATGTAATATATGAGCATACATTGCTTCTTCGGCTAATTTAGGCACCTTAGTGTCTAACTCATAAGCTAGTCCATCTGATATATATTCTAATATAATTAATGAACCCACAAGATCACTACTGAATGAAAATTTACCTTCTCTTTCGTTTATAGTAAAACTACCATTTACATTTGCATATTGTGGATCTAATCCATATCGTTCGCCATAATAACCATAACCGTTACCATAACCATAGTAATAGCCACCATTTAATGCTTGTACAAAGTTTAAATTATTTGCAATAATACCATTGTTTTGAGTTCTCCAACGCTCGTCTGTTATCGATGTGCCTTCAATGTTATCATCAAAATTACTTTGGATTGGCACACCTAGATTATCCTGAGTAGGGGTTTGTGTTGGGTTACTAGTAAGTGTTGTTGGATATATAATATGTTTTACACCTTGAGCATCTATCCACGACATCTTAACATAATTAACATAGTCTTGAGGGATAGCTAAACTTAAACTTGGCGGTATTGTTAATTCTTGTGATTTAATACTTTTTAATGTATCATAGCTAAATTCTTGTAATCCACGTTTTGCGTGAAATATAATATCAGTTCTTTTAATACTTGGTATTAATTTACCTGCGCCAACATAAGCAACTTCAAAGTTGTTTATAATATCATTTAGTTTTATATAAGCATAACTACCATAATTCTCTTCTACAATATTGCCAAAAGCATCACGATCACCATATGCTCCACCATCAATCATTTTTAATTGACATACAATAACGTCGCCGTAAGGTATTGGTGCTAACTCCGGAAATTCAATAGTATTACCAATTAAATTATATTCCGTAATAACCTCTAGAAACTCTATGCCGCCATCAGAACTTTGATATAGTTTAAAATTATTTAAGGCATACTCTGGCACTGCTGGATCCCACGATAGAGGACTACCTAATGCTAAGTTTGTATCGAAAGTAAATGTAAATGAAGTTTGAGCCAATGTTTCAACTTGGAACCCTTGGGAACCAGCATAATATTGTCTATTAGTTTCGGTTATTAAACCACCATTAGGAAATGCCATAGTTTATTTAGCTTTTTGAATTAATCTGTTCTGCTTGCACTTGCTGTGCTGCAATTTGTATAATCTGTGGATCATTAATAACAACACCGGCATATAATAATACACGTGTTATTACTTTTGTTTGTTCTGATACGTGCAACTCAAAATCAATAGACCCTGTAGGAGGGGATACCGCTCCATTATAAACGTTTGCATCGTAAATATATTGACCACGTCCCCCAACGTTGAAACCCCATATAACATTCAATGGTTTTCTAATATAGTTTACGCCAATACTATCTATTATAGTACTAGGGCTAACAAATATTTTTTGATTTTCGTATAAATAAGTAGGGAAAGCTTTTGTAGAAGCAGTTAGTGCGGAAGTTTGTATATTGTAGTATTCGTTTCTTTGTAATCTATCTAATTCAACTTGTCTACCATATACATCTGTGTATACAACAGAACCAAGTCTATAGAAAAGCACAAAGTTACCGTAAGCATCTTGGCTTGGTAAGTTGAAGTATCTTAAAGATCCACTTGTTGCAGGAACAGCTTCTCCAAAGGTTTTAAATATTGCTATTTTTTCATCTAAGTTTTCAACTCTATCTGAATAGTCAATATCTGTTTGTGGTATTCGTAAATCTTGGTTTAAGTCTTCGAAGTATTTTTCAAATATTTCTAATTGAACTTGCGTTCCAATACTATTAAATTCTTGAGGAGTCATATAACCCCGTTGTTCTTTATTAAGTATTAATAAAACCGTTTTGTAAACTGTATCTACGTTTATAGCCATCTTGTATTTTTATTATAATATTTAGGCAGTTACCGTACTCTATGTACAATAACTACCTATATATTAGTATTACGTGTTATTGAAATTTTTTCTCAATAGATTGGAATATTTCTACCCCTTCGTCTGTTTTAAAGAAAGCAGCCATAGCTGAGTATGGATTTTCATCAAATGGTACAGTCATTAACTTTTTACCATTGCTTGCCCATTTAAAATCACGTTGATCTTGAGATAGTTTAATAATGTTTGCTTCACATGCTTTAATAGCAAAGTTACGAAGTTGTACATTTTCGTCATTAGCTAGTTCTAAGAACAAACCTGGATTGCTTCTAGCGAATAACAGTAAATCTCTTTTTATCTCCTTAGAAGTCATCTTAGACGCTTTAGATCCAACCTCAACACGTATAATTGCTTCAGCTTGATCAATATCCATAGTCATTGCAGCGTTCATTGCAGTAACTTGGGCTTCTAGAGTATCTAATTCATTCGTTGCTTTTTGAACCGCGCTAAATTCACGGTATTTCTTATTAAGCATTGGATGATATAAAGATAATAATTTTTGTAAATTTTGTTTTTCTTTTGGCACTGTTAATGTACCATTCAAAAACATAATATGACCAAGAGTTGCTTCACCCTTTTGTTCATCCATAAATGGAGAATTTTGATTAGTTGCGTATCTTAGTTCTCTTTGCTCTTTTAAATCAACATCAAACCATAACAATGGAAATCTTCTTGAGTGTCTTGAAGAGATTGTATATGTTAATGGATTATGCTGACCTGTTAATAGATAGGTTCTATCTTTTACTTCCCAAGCTTCGGGAGTAGTTGTTTTTTCTTTTGACATGATATAATATAATTAATTAATTGTTTTTATTAAAGGTAAAAGTTACCCCCGTAATTACAACAGGGGTAAAATTTACAATGCGTAATCTAATTAGTCTACTGAAGTAAACAACACAAAGTTGTTAGCTCCTTGTACACATAAACATCTTTCAGACAAGAAGTTTACCTCCATTGCATCAAGATCAGATGTATAAGCTCCTCCAACAGAACCAGTTACCCATGATTTCATTCTTCTATCGTCAGCTTGTGCAGCTCTATAACGAACGTGTAAGAATGGTCGACGGATGTTAGTTCCTAAGATTTGATCGTATACAGTAGATGTACCAGCTGGCACAAGAACTCCATCAATACCAGAATTTGCAACAGCTCCACGAGTAGATGCATCATTCAAATATTTCCAGTCAGTTTTATAGAAATCGTAAGAACCTCTACGGAAACCTGAGAATCCTAAGTTCAATGCCATTTCAGCAGAGTTTTCAAACAAACCGTAAGCAACACCACCAGCAGCTCCAGAAGATAATGCAGCAAGCATATCATCAAAGTCAAGAGATGTTTGACGGTTTAAAAACAACATGTTTTCTTCAATAGCTCCTTGAGTATCTAAGTTTTTCAAGATTGAATCAAACTCAGTTAAACCTGCAGCAGCAGAAAAGTTATTCAATACATTACCTCTATCTTGAACAGCAGAGAATAAACCTTGAGTACCTTTTTTACCAGCAGTAGCAGCAGCAGAACCTGTAGCAGCTAATTCTCCTTCGACAACAGACATTTCAAGATAATCTTCAAAACGTAATCTTGTTTCAGATTCAGCTTTCAAATACCAGTAGTATCCAGAAGCACCTTCTTCAGTAGCAATTTCTACCCATCCAACTTGTGCAGTATCAGAACCATTAACAACATATTTGTTACGGATAATAACCGGAGAGTTAGAGTATTGAGTGAAAGACGGTGTAATTGATTGGTAATCATCATTAGCTAAAGTAGAACCTTTTGCATATTCAGAACCAAAAACAAAGATTTTAACTAAATCACCAGCAGTAAATGTTGGAGTTAAAGCAGCAGTCGTATAAGAAGCAACGTCTACAGTACCTACACCAGGGGTTGGTTTACTAGTTACAATTGCTTTTAATTCAACACCTGTAGCAGGGTTCATAATAACAATTGTTTGATTGATAGAAAGTACATTAGCTACATAATCAGTTGGGTCTACTGGGGTAAGATCAACAGGAATGCTGATTGTGTTACCATCAATAATCTCAACATCGTTGTAAGCAACGTGTAATCTATTTTGTTCTGACCAGATAACTTGATCTGAGCTCATTGGCATTTCTGCTCCTACCATACGTAAGAATCCAGAAAGAGTTCTGTTTCCATAACGCTCTACTTCAGCTTCGTAGATTTCAGGTAAGTATTGCTGTGCGAAAGATGAAAAATCAGGATTAGTTGGATCCGTGAAATTCAAATAATTTGTGTTTAAAGCCTGTTGCTTCTGAGAAGGAACAATACTTCCAAACGTAGGCGTAACATTTGCCATAATTGTTTAATTTTTAATTGTTAAATTTACTTTTTATTTTTAATTTAGTAGAGTCAACACCGTTAATCGCTTTCACTTTAAACCCATTAACAAAAATTTCACCGGTAGACGTTTGTCTCGGGGTGGTTGTAATGTTGTTGGATTTAGCTACAATCTCTTTAATTGCGTCGGCTTTACCTTGCTCATAAAAATGATTTGCTAATGTGTCTGGATTTTCGGCCGCGTACATAGTTTTATGATAACCTGCCAAATCAGTAACTTCACCTTTGTCATTCAAGAACCTCTTGATTAGGTTTGTTATATTTGATTGCTTATCTGCCACAACTTCTGGATTCTGAATTCCATATCTAAAATTCTTTTCACCCACTTTAAAATCAAAACCTTTGAATTCTTGGGTAAAGAAACTTTTAGTATCACTCTTAAATTTTGAATGCTGTGTTTCTACTACTTGTTGTTGCTCGTTATATCGGTTAAAAAAGTCAGTAGCTTTTTGTTGGTCCTTGGTAACGCCGGGTCTCAACTTGATTTCGTCGTAATATTTACCTTTAAGTTCCTCTAAAAATGTTCTGGCTTTTGCAACTTCTTCTTTAAATGCGAGTTTCTTTTTTCTGATGTCTCGCTCATCATCTTCGTCTTCGTCATAACTAAATCTATCTTCCATTAAGAATTCAATCTCTTCGGCGTCTAAATGTGGTCTTGACTTTTTATAGTATTCTTTTAATAATGCTTCATTGTTAATCGAAGTATAGTCAGCATTTAATCTAACATAATCTTCAACTGTCCCGCCAGTCTCTTCCATGAAAGAAACTAACTTCTCTACATTTTCTGGTAATGCTTTACCTGTTGATTGAGCAGTCTGAATTGCTTCTTCTACTTCTGTAGTTAAAACTTGTGATGCGGCAGCAACCTCTTCATTGGTTACTTCGTGCATTATAACTACTTCTTCTCTGCCTTCTTCAATGGCAACTTGCTCATGCTTGGTGTTTCCTTCAACCACTTCCTGCAATCCCATTTCGGATCCTTGGCTGCCCAACATGCTTTCATTTGTGTTTTGCTCTTGAACGGCATTTGATTCTTCTTTTTTAGTTGTTAAATCTACTTTTGAAATTACGTTAGGTTTATCTAACTTCTTCATTGCGGGTTTTCTTTTTTGTAATTTGAAACTCCCTTCTTGTACTACGTTTTCTGACATGATATAATATTATAAAATTGGTTAATGCTTTTTTATCTAGGACCAAACTGATCTAATCCCATTCCTCCGAATACGTCATTCCCTGATGATTCAAAATCTTTTGGTAATGAGTTATTTTTTCTTTGGTCGATTAATTCAGATTGTTGTGTGGCCTGTATTTTTGTTCTTTGATCTTTACGATCTTCTGCTTGTGTTTGTTTTTGTTGTGCAACGCCTAATTGTGCTTGGGCAAGTTGCATACTATATTGGAATTCTTGAGCCATTAATTGTTTCTTGATTTCCGCTTCTTGTTGTATTTGCTGTATCTTAAATTGAGATTTTGCTTGTTCAATTTGTATCTCTGTTTGCGCTAATGCTTGTTGCTTTTGAACTTCTGCCATTGCGGCTGCTTCTGATGCTTGAGCATTTGCTTGTCCTTGTGCTTGGATATTTGCTTGTTGATTTGCTTGGTCTCTTTCTAACTTCTTCTTTCTTTTATATTTTAAAGATTGATTAGCTAGCTTAAGATTTTTAATCTGTCTAATATCAATTGCATCTTCAAGATCAATACCGCCTGATTGCAAAGCAACTTGGATATTCTGTTCTAATTGTGCTTTTTCTTCATCCTCTGGTTCTAATTCTAAATAGATACCAAAATCATGAAGGTTTAAGTTTTCTATTTCTTTTAGTGTTTCTACATTAGATATAGATATACTTTCAATTAAAGATTGTTTTGTCAATGGGTAATTAAGTGAATCATTAATTCTAAGAGCAATGTTTTCACATATTCTAAGAGTTAAGAATAAACTTGATTGTAATATATGACGTGTAGCTGTATTCGAATTTGCTGCAGCCATTTTTTGTAAACCTACTAAAGCATCTCTATCTGGTGTACTACCATCTCTTGCCTCGTTCAATCCCGTTACATCACGTATCATTTGTAAGTAATACTGGTAGGTAGAAATTAACGAACTAATCTTAGCGTTACCTGACGATGTTTGTAACTCTTGAATTGGCACTTTACCTGGATTCATTCCGCCATCTTGCGACATTGATCTACCTACAATACTACCAGTTTGGAAATACATATTTAATGCTTCTGCAGCATTGTAATTTGTACCATTACCTAAATCAACTTCAGCGAGTCCATCAACATCTACGAATACTCCATCTGGAACCATTCTAGATAGTACCTGTTGTAGTTTTAAATGCGTCAACTGAATCATATCTGCAAACGTGGTAATACGGCTTACAATAGACTCTATTCTTCCTTTGTACATTCTAGGTGCACAAATAGTATAATTCATTTCAACTTTAGTAGTATCAGCAAATGGCCTTGTCATATTTTCAGCAAGTTCCCATTTAAGCATTTTTTCAAATCCTAAAATCTTTGCTCCTGAATATAACACTTCGATGCTTCTAGATACCTTTGTAAAACTATCATTCTCTGGCGGATTGAAAGTATCAGGTTTCTCTAATGCTTTTTCTAATCCTTGTTCTGTTTGTTTTATTTTAAATACTTGGTTTGAATATGTTTTATATTCAAAGTAAAGTACTTGTACGGTATTATCATTTGAATCTTGACCATAATAATTACGAGTGTAATTTGCATTGCCAGGATATTGTTCTATTTCTTTAAGATCTTCATCTGTTAAATTAGGAAATTGTTTTTTCAATTCTTCTAATGCAATAGACTTAACTTCACCTACATAATAAATATCTTCAAAGTTTGGATCTTCAGTATATGAATATACTAAGTTTGCCGGATCTACATATTCAATTGTAACTCCATTTGCTTTATTCCAGTTTGTTTTAACCGATGCAATACCTAATACT